CGCGCATTGCAGGGGTAATGTCTTGTCTATAACGGATACGGATACTTGCTTTTGAGACGGACACGTCCGCGCCCGCTTTAATACTTTCTACACCTGATAAATGGCGGATATGTGCCCAGACGGTGGCAACGTCTACCCAGTCGTTTAGTGGCTGGCCTATGGTGTCTACCGTGTCGACCTGAGCCTGGATTTTGACTTTGCGGTTTAGCTTTCCGGCTTGCATCACACGCCTATATTGGTTCTGTAAGGCTGTAGTAAATATTGCGCACCCATAGGCAGGGCAGCAACAGACCCGGGTACAACATCCTCGCGGTTTGCGTACAAATGACCTACGGTCAAAAGGATCGCGGCCTTGATAACGTCGTTAACAATAATGCCGTCCGTATCCTCATCCATATCTAATAGATCTATATAAATAGCGCGGCCCAGAAAGTCGCTAGACTGCTTTTCCGCCGCGCCTAAATACAAGGCTATCAGCGTATCTTCGTCCGCCGTGTCTACGCGCAGGTGTGCCTTTACCAGGGCGAGGTCGATTAACATTTATTTAGTCTTACGGACAGGCTCAGCAGGTTTTTCAACGGGCGCAAAATAACCGAGGATTAAAGGCGATGCGGCTTGTGTTTTATTGGCATCAACCGTTTCACCTTTTTTAATTCTGCCCAATTCGTCATGGATAAATGTCACTAATGCTGTGTATTTCATGTGTTTGCTCCAAAAAAGGCCGGGGGTTTAAGCCCGGCCCTTTAGACTTAGGCCGTGATAGCACCGGCAAGGATTGAACCGGGGACGCGTGTTTCAAGCCCCAGGCGGCATTCGCCACGGATAGTGACTAGGTTTTTAGTAAAGTCATCGTTTACATAACCCATCTCAACCGTCACACCTTGACGATTCCAGAGCATGTAGGCACGGTTAAACGCACCGATAGCAAACTGGCCAACAGTCATGTTTGCGGACAGGACAATACGCACCCCAAATGGGCTGCTGCCCGCTACAGTGCCAGGGGCACCATAGAGATAAGTACCGGTGCCCACACCTTCGCGCAGCATCTCCATGGTGGCCCAGTCAGCTGGGTTAACAATGGCAGCATCAGGCGTGTAACCGTTGGCCCACAGCGCATACTTTGCCTTGTTAATAGATTCAACTAGGTTTGCACCGGCGGTTGGCGTAAAGGTGGTGAAATTGCCCGTGTCTAAAATGCCGCTTAAGTTAGGGCTGGTACCGTTACCTTTTAGGAGCTGTAAATCGATACGCTCGTCTAAGCCGTAGCGTAAAAAGTTATCGATATAAGACACGACCGCAGGAGCGTCAGCCAACAGTTGGTTAGACACTTTGATAAAGTGCGCGACCGTTTCGATTGGCACGTTGTACTGCGAAAACGTAAGGGCAGACTCAGGTTTTGCCGCGCCTTGGTCAACCTCAGCGGCGGAATTGGTACGTGTAGCCTCTTTAGTCCCCACTACCATGATCGCGTTTGTAGTACCGCTAGGCAGTACATCACGGATAGTTAGTGGTTTAAATATGCCTGGCACAATACCGGGTGTTTGCTGCGGGTAACTAGTAGTAGTCGCGGTGTTCAGTACTGTGTTTTTAACCTCAACACGTGCACTCATTGTTTTGCGCTCAAGCAAAGCGCCAAATTCAGCGGACTTTACAAACGCATCGCCGGGGGACAAAAGCGGCGTATTGGTGCCTTTTGCGGACTCCATTTTTTGGGCCATTTCTGTCATAGCGGCTTCAAATTTTTCGGACAGGGCAACAACCGCGTCTTTAGCTTCTTTAGCCACTTTTCCGTCAGTGGCAAGCTGGCCCTCAAACTTGTCGATAGCGGTTTTTAGTTCGCCGCCTAGTTTTGCTTGTACGGCGTTGATGCCGTCTTGCACTGCTTTAAATTCGTCACTCATATAAACCTTTCGGAAATAAAAAAACCGCCCTAAAGGCGGCTTGGTTTGGTTGGATGCTGGCTACTAAGTAAGCGAGGCGGTTGCAGCTTGCAAAGCAAGATAAGCCGCTAGGCTTGACCGTTTTTCAGGCGCAGAATCACTCTGTCCTATGGACTTAATACGCGCTACCAGAGCGCACGCATCGGCCCGGGAGAAACCACCAGCATCACGCAGGAGGCATTCAATTTCTTTTAGAGAGATAGCGTCTTCTAGCGCTGATTTAATGCCGGATATTTGTGCGTGAGAATCCGCCGGGGACTCCACCACGCTGATTTCAACTAGGTCTATTGCTTTTAGTAAGCGGCGTCCGTCTTCGGACTTCTCTGCGCCACCTTCAGGGACTCGAAAACCAATAGACAGGCCGGTAACCGCGCCGTGTTTCATAGATGCGTACACGTCTTGCGCGACCGAATGGTTCGGCGTCAATTCACCTTCGACATACAAACCTTTTTCGTCTTCCTGGGCGTTTAACCATTTACCGATAACCGGGCCGCGATGATTCCAGCGCAATTGGATTGCTGACTTACGGTTAGTGAGTGTTTTTGCGAATGCGCCGGGCAAAATGGTGTCGTTATAGGCGTCAATATTGTTAAATTTGGACGCATACCCGGCAAAAAATCCGGGTTTTTCGCCTGAAAACTTGAACTCCGCGAGCTCAAGGTTGAATAGTTTGTGTTCCATCACTTACTCCTACAGGAGCAACTTGCCCCAGTTTTTCAATCGGCGTCATATTGATTTGGCTTAATAAGCTATCGCCGCCCTCTACGCGCGGCCAGCCTTCGATCCTGCGTACTTCATTGGGGGTCAAAATTGTTCCCGCCACGGCGGTTCTGTAGCCCTCAAAACGGCTCTTAATGTCCGAACGCAATAAACCCTCAAAATCAAACTCAAACTCAAACTCTTCAGATTCCGCTTGGGTAAAAAGATTGGTCGAGACGCTACTTTCAAACCGTTCAAGATACGGGCGTAAATTAATTTTGTAAAAAGTGCTGATAATTTCAGCGGCCGAACTACCTAGGGTGGTAGTGCCCTCGTTCTGATTGATCAAAATCGATGGGACGCCAAACCATCTCGCAATTTGGTCTGTCTGGTGCTTACGACTTGACAGTAGCTCAATATCTTGGGGAGACATGCTCACCGCGTCAAACTTTACGCCCTGCTCCAAGACTAAAAGACGCTCGTCAGTGCCGGTGGTCAGGCTGCCAAACTTTTCACGTACAGCGGCCCGTTGTTCGGTGGTTAAAAGTCTATCAAAGGACAAAACGCCCGAAGGTTTACCGCCGTTTGCGTAAATTTTTGTGACTGCGTCTTCGGCGGCTTGCGCAATACCCAGCATATTCCGGCCAAACGCAAGCGGACTTTTACCTATAATTCCGTTTCCATACAGTTTTACGTGCCAAACCGATTCAGCGGACAGTGCATCTACGTTTCCGTCGGCGCTGTATAGGTAGACAATTGAGCCGTCGGGCAAGAGTTTTACCTCTATTTGCGAGCTCATCATCGGTAAAATGGAGCGTATTTGCCCACCAATACGGGTGATTTTTGCGTAACAATTGCCGTGTAAAACGAGATTTAGCATCATCGTTTCAAAAAACTCTATCCGCGTTTGATATCTGTTTACTTTGCGGGCCATTAGCTTAGATAGCCAGTGGTCTTCAGCGATCTCACGCCCGTTTTCTGTTTTGCGGTAGACGGTGACAGGTAAGGTCGCCACGGTCTCGGCCAGTAAGCGCACGCAGGCCCAAACCGCCGATAGTTGTAGCGCGGACTCCTCGGTAACTTCAACCGCCGCCGGGGTACCGTAGCCAGACGGGCCTGGGGATTGGTCACCAATATTGCGCGCGGTACCGTTCCCGCCCAACAGGGACCAAAGTGTGTTCCAAAAAGCCATTTAGATCCCGACTGGATTATGTATAAAGTCGTTAAAGTCGTCCGCGTCGCTTGGCTCGGTGCTATTTACCAAACCGGCAGCCATCACGGCGGCTACGGCCAAGTCGATTCGACCCGTAGCTTTGTCTTTAGATAGTTTTCTATTCTCAGCGCCGTCTTGCTCTATCACGGCGTTACTCATACACCAGTCCAATACTTTGTGACCCGCGTGCACTATCTCGCCGTTTAGCAACATGCGCTCAAACGTTTCTATGGCCGGGCTAAAGTCTTTGTAACCTTGGCCGACCGGCTTCATCTCAGGCAGGGATATACCCTCATCGCTGGCCATTCTGAGTAAATCTTCGATGCGCCAGCGGTCATAACCGACTAGGAGCACATCAAAAAACTCACACATTGCGGATAGTTTTTGCAAAACATTGCGCTTACTAATGGCTCGCCCAGGTGTGGTATCTAGATAACCTTCAGCTTTCCAGCGTACGTAAGGGACTCTGTCTGTATCTTCTTTGCGCTGCAATTCAATTTCA